ATGACTGAACCAATTATGGAAACTATACCTGCTACTGTTGAATCAATACAACCACCAGCACCCCAACCACCAGCACTCCAACCACCAGCAATCCAACCATCTTCAACAGAACAACCATCAGCACCCCAACCATCTTCAACAGAACAACCAGAAGCACTAAAACCATCTGTAGAAGTAGTTCAAGAGTTACCAAACGATAATACGGCAATAAAACAGTTAGTACAAGCGTTAATAAGTGTGTTAAGAAAACCAGCAACACAAGCTCCTATACCGGAACAACCAGCGACGCCGTTCATTACAATTGAACCGTCTGTAGAAGTAGTCCAAGATTTACCAAAAGATAATAAGGCCATAAAACAGTTAGTACAAGCATTAATCAGTGTGTTAAGAAAACCTGCTTCCCAACCTCCTATAACGGAACAACAAGTGACACCTATCCCTTCAACTGAAAAAATAGAAGAAACAAAAGATATAGCAAGTTGTGATATAAATGAAACATGTGAAGAACAACCATTAAAGCCGTTAGTAAATGCATTAAGTAATATGTTATCTACTACGCCGGCTACCGGTCCAAGTGTTAGTCCAAGTGTTAGTCCAAGTGTTAGTCCAAGTGTTAGTCAAGTTAATACACCCAAGGATGAATCTATAGAAGAAGTCAAATCTAGGTTTAATATACCAAAAATGCCTTCAATTGATATGTCTGGAAAATTAAACTGGATAACACAAGCATTATCAGTATTATTCTCTACAATAGGCGGTTTATTTACATTTGAACCAGTACAAGATACGGATCCATACGAGTTAACAGAAGATAAGAAAAATAAAGGATATATTTACGTCGGTAAAATGTTTATGAAACCAGAAGATCCTACTAAAAAAGCAGAATCTGTAAAATATATTAGCTATAATCCAGAAAAGAAGGATTTTTTCATAGACGAACAAAAAGAAGTATAATTTACAGAAAATAGAGTTAAATAATATACCATATATTATTTATCTACCGAACAAATGTCAAATCAATATGTAATGGCACATATACAAATACCTATAAAAATACATGAAAATGGTGAAACTGAACCACTACCCGAATATATAAAAATATCAATATCAGAATGCAATGAATTACCTGAAAAAGTAGAAACGCCAGCAATAGAAAAAGATTTTATGGAACAAATACATAACATAGTATCGCCTACTAAAAAAGAAGACACGATTTCAGATATAGTAAATATGCTTACCATATCAAAAGAAGAGGTGAAAAATAAAAAACAAAAACACCACAGTTATAATACAACTTTCAAAAACAATGTATCATCCCATAGAAGAACAAAAAAAAGTTATTTTACTTCAAAATAGTAGGGCGTTGTCCTTTCTCAACAATTAACGGTTCAGGTAACAATACTGGTAGACGGTTAATAATATTAAGAGATTGTATATTATGAATACCAGGTGAAACATTCGGTTTTTTAATTACCATATTACTCGTACCAATACCAAATAATTGAGATTCAATATCCCAAGGATTACTTGCTAATTGGTTAGGAGCAATACGGCCTTGTAATAATCCATCACCCGCAAAATGAGTAGTTACTGGATTACCATAATTATTTTGTTGAGATGTGAGATAATTACATAATCCAGTATTCGATTTTTGTTCTAAATTATAATCAGCTTCATTGTTTTTACTACGTGTAGATGCCATTTCTTGTATATACTAATATATATATTATATACAAGTAAAGACCTTATTTTTTGTATAATTTATCATATAACTGAATATATTCTATAGATTGTGTAAGATTTGTATCTGATGGATTATCAAAGAATAACCTTAACACTGGATGGAATAAGTCTAAATAATCATAACCAAATAAAATAGTAAGTCCAATATTCATATCTGTAGAAAACATGAATGAGGCTGCTTGAGTATATAAATTAATAAATTCATTCTTCGCATTTGTATGTTTGTAAACAAAATCCATCATCTTGTTAGCAGATTGACTATCATACATCATTTCATCTTGTGTGACATCATCTAAATCTAAGTTACTTGTGTCGGGAAAAAGGTGTGCGTCCATTAGAAAAACTTGACGGATACATTGACGATATTCTTTATCATTCGAATACTTAATATCTAAATGTAACGGATAAGAATATTTCATGGTTATATCATTCAATGAAATAGTCTCTAATACAATTTTACTACAAATACTATACAGATGGAAAGAATTCCCAGTCTAAATCTTGACATACTTTTTTCCATATCATATCTTGTTCTAATTGTTTCTCACGGTCTTTCATCATAGGTATGTATGGTAAGTATTGTGTTTGGTCTAATAATACGCATAATTGATATAATGTGTATGTGTAGTTGAAAAAATTGGTTCGATTAGCAGGACAATGGACGGCCCAAGGTTTTTGTATTTCAATAAACAATACACATAAAGTTTCATGTAATTCCTCATTCATAACGGGTGGTTTTATCCCGAACAACGAATTAATATATTGGATGTGTTCGAAATATTTGTTAAACCCTAATTTACGTAATAGTTCCCGCATTTTGTCATAATTAAGCAAAGACATATCAGTAATACGTTCTTTCTTAATCCGTGCTTTGATAGCATCAATAACCTCATCTGGTATTTGCGTAGTCTCTTTTGCTTGGAATTGTGATAAAATTTCTTTGAAATGATTCAAACGAATATATGCTGTATATGAAACTTCATTAGGAGGGTCTTTATTATTTGGTTTGGAATTATCAACTATATATGTTATGAATTTACCACAATTCGGATTATTACATATAAGAATACCTTCTTCGTCTTGAGGTATCATTTCACCTAAATTACAGGATTCACATGTATCAGATTCAATATAATAATCTTGTGTATTGGTAAATTCATTAGTAACGTTTCGCCAATATTGTTGAATATTTTTTTTTGAATGTGTATATTTGTTTGTAACTTCGTCAGATTTGTGTTCGTCTTGTTTTATTTTAAAAAAAGAGTTTAATGCGTTTTTAGAGTCAGCATTACATGTACTTGACGAAATTTGTTGTTTTTGTTCGAAATAATCAAACACAAAAGATGAATTATCTAGTAAATATCGTTTCTTTTCAGATTTTAGTTTTTTGATTTGTGCTCGAATATCTGTTATACTATCCTTAGTTGTCATGTATTCATCTATCTGAGTATCATTTAATGTGTGAATATATTTTTTTAATTCTTCTACCTCACTCTGAAGTTTTGGAATAGTTTCTGTCTCTATTTTATTGTAATGTTCTAATAATTCTGAATGTTTTTCATCGATAGTATGTATGGTTTTATTATGAGACGGTAGTTTTTTGTTATTTCCACCAGTCATTTTATTAGTATATCTAGTAGGTATACTTTATGTTATTTTCATGCGAACTTAAATATTCAAAGGTATACAATACGTAGAAAGAAGAATAACTAAATAGAGTACCTATAAACGGATCTGTTTTGTACTTGATAAACGGGAATTAAGTTTGTAATATTATTACTACGTCTAGTAGTATGGTCGACTAAAAGTGGTGGTTTTGAAAAATAACAATTTTTACAATGGGTTGAATACCATAATGTAATCAATACATATAATCCAATGACATAGTATATCATTTTTGCTGTGAATATTTGACGTAAAACAATATATCAAATATTCAATTTTTCTTTTTAGTTGGTATACACCACATACATGTTTTCATAGTTATAGTACAAGATTTGCATAATTGAGGTGCTAAATACAAATATCCAAATGGATTACATACATGATTCGGGTTACTATATCCATTTACAGTTTTTTTCTTACATTTTTTACATTTGTATCGTGCTGGAGATAATGGTATTTCTGTGTCATGTTGTTTATGATTGTTACATGTAAAACTATGTTCTAATAAAGTCATCTAATATACTATTAGATAATTTACAACAAATTCGTAAATAGTAAGATAATAAGGTATTTATAAACTGTATAATGGATACTACAATACTGGAAACATCGTTATTGGAATTACCTCAAAATATAAAAATAGATAAACCTATTTTTCAAAAGATGTTATTCATAATGAATGCTTTAGATAATGGATGGACTGTTAAAAAATCATTGGATTCTTATATCTTTACAAAAAAACATGAGAATCGACAAGAGATTTTCAAAGAAGACTATTTAGAGCAATTTCTGTTAACAAATAGTTCAACTGACACTGTATTAAGCAAGCCATAATAATTGGTATATTATGATGACGTTATATAGGTATAACGGTCTGTATTATGAAAGATACAAATATATTTAGGGTATTTTTATTAAATTACAATTCTATTTTAAAAGTTACAATTGTAATTTACAAATTATTTATAAACAACAAATTATCTTCATTACGCTAATAAAATACATTATTTTATTTTAGCAATATTACAATAAAAATAGATTAATGCGGTTTTTTCTGAAATTATTTTCTATATTAAGTATATAAATTCCATACAATGGCTGGAGGTTTAATGCAATTAGTCGCCTATGGCGCACAAGACGTGTTCCTTACCGGAACCCCCGAGATTACTTTCTGGAAGGTGTCCTACAGACGCCACACCAACTTCGCCATGGAGTCCATCGAGCAGACCTTCTCCGGTCAGGCCGATTTCGGACGCCGTGTGACCTGCACTATCAGCCGCAACGGTGATCTTGCTTACCGTACCTACCTTCAGGTGACTCTGCCTGAGATCAACAAGACCATGGGTGCCAACGACGCCTGTGCTGCTCGTTGGTTGGACTATGTTGGTGAGCAACTGGTCGCTCAGGTTGAGGTTGAGATTGGAGGTCAACGCATCGACCGCCAATACGGTGACTGGATGCACATCTGGAACCAACTGACTCTTTCCAAGGAGCAGGAGGCTGGTTACCGCAAGATGGTCGGCCACACCACCCAGCTGACTTACTTGACCGATGCTGGCTACGCCGATATTGCTGGTCCTTGTGCCGCTACCACCGCACCCAACCAGGTGTGTGCTCCCCGCAACGCCCTTCCCGAGACCACCCTTTACGTGCCTCTTCAATTCTGGTTTTGCCGCAACCCCGGACTTGCCCTTCCTTTGATTGCCCTTCAATATCACGAGGTCAAGATCAACATTGATTTCCGCCCCATTGGTGAGTGCCTGTTCGCTGTCTCTGGTA